GCCCCGAAAGCGGAAGGCTTCACCACCAGGCTTACGCGCAAGCATGGAAACCCATGCGCCTGACCCAATGGCGCCTGCTTTTTCCCAATATTCATATGGAGGCGATGCTTGGAAGTTTCCGAGCCAACGCCGGCTACTGCAGCAAAGAGGCTACCCTTACTGAATTCGGGACCAAACCCGAAGAAAACGGCGTCAAAACCTCTCTCCTCGGGTTCAAGAGGAAGATTGACGCGGGCGAGAGAGTTACCACGATCGCCGAAGAGGAAACCATGTTTCCGATATACACGCAATACAAGAATGGGCTGGAGGCCTACGAGCACCACATTACCGGCAAACGCGTCAGACTTGACCGTACGATGCCGAAAGTGTATATAAGGATCGGTGATTCCGGATCCGGCAAAACCCGCTGGCTCGATGAACAATTCGGACTGGACGGATGGGCACGCATGCCAAACCCTACTAGCTCGTGGTGGATCACAAGAACAGTTGCTAATAGCCGCGTTGTCCTTATTGACGACGTTGGTCCTGCGAAAGTTCCCAAAGTTGAGGAATTCCTTGAGTGGACTGACAGATACCCTGTCGAATTCAACACGAAGGGTTCCTTCCTGTGGTGGAAGCCCGAAGTAATCGTCATTACGTCCAACTGTATGCCCACGGAGTGGTGGCCCAATATGATGGAATCTCACAAGGATGCTGTCATGAGACGCATTTACCAGATCGTTGCAGTATTTAAGGGCAGACCTGAGGAGGTCGTATACCAAAATCCAGAATGCCCAAGCGCCAACGTGGATCTGGAAGAAGCGGCAGACCCCTGAGTGCCAGGGGATGGAAGCGCCGCAAGACTATGTACGGCCGCAAGAGGACCCCGATGGCCAAAGTGATCCGCAACATCGCGCTCAAGCAATGTGAGCTCAAGCACAAGGAGGTGCATTCGGAAAATATCAACCTTTTCCACAACGGAGGATCCGGGCCCAACTACAATCAGATCTCTGAAATTTTGACGAACATTTCCCAGGGAGATCAGCTTCAGAACCGCGAGGGAGACGAGGTGTATGTTACCAGTTTGAAAATGAAACTGTGGCTTAGCAATAAGAGCGACCGTCCCAATGTGATGTACCGTGTCATCATTTTTGGAAATATTAATGGGAGCACCACCGACCTGTTCTCCGGCCCCGGAAACAAAATTGTGGCCATGTTCAACCAAGAGAAATACCAGATTCACTATGATCGCGTATTTAACGTCCAAGGCGGGGATCATTCCCTTGAGCCCTCCGCAACTCTGAGGGAGCGTTCCAAGATGGTAACTATCAATATGAACCTCAAGAAGAAGAGAATCCAATGGCAGCGTGCGAGCAACACGCTAAAGGATTTCAAGCAAGTATGGAATTTGGCAGTAATTCCGTATGACGCATTCGGCACACTTACAACCGACAATATCGCTAGTTTCGGTTACACTTACCGTTTGTATTTTAGGGATCCTTAAAATAAACGAAGTGCTCAAAATCGGCAGTAACAGTTGACGTCGCCAAGATATCATTGGCTGAAGAATCTGTCCAAACTTTGATGCAGTGATAATAATTGCCAAATCGGAAATTGCGAAGCTCATCCGTTGGTGCAACGTCAGACGCGGTAGCATGCTTCCACATTCGGTTAATCGGAATCCACACTTTGAACGACTGCGTCGGATTGTGCTGCGCTTTAAGATGAAAGACACGGGACCAAACCACTTTAGCCACATCGGTATCAATGGTGTCTGCGCCACCGACGGCTCCCGTAAATTGCTGACTCGTAGTTCCCGCGTCATATTGAGGTATATTGAATTCGAAATCGGTAGCGGTCTGCGTCGGATTGGCTGAAGCCGTTGTCGTGTTACCGTACGTCTGCCAATCGTTAGCAAGATCCGCGAAGAAAGGTGACCAGATGACCCAAACTCGGACATACATATCGAACGTCTCATTATTCGTGAAACGCCCGATCCATCGAAATCCACGAATGTAAATCTCGTTTCCTTCTATGTCTTGACCTTCGGATCCCTGACCAATTTGTTGAACGTAATTCCGGATATGGGTGACAACGGTTGTGCCATCGCCTGCTTCAAAGACATTGGCTACGTGCGCCTCGTTGTGCTTCTTTGTCTCGACCATATTTAGCATGATACGGCGCACACGCCGATCAAATGACCATTTGCGTCCCCTGCGTCTGGCCATTCCCGTTCTGCGTGCGACTGAGCGCCCTCTGGATGAGCCTGGTAAGAGCGCCGCGGACTGCGCCTGTGGAACGACCTGTAAATCCTGATTGTCTTCCCCGAATAGGATGTCGCCGACTTCGTCGATTGCCCCAGCGAGCTCTGGTTGGCCGGCGGAAAGTGCTACGTCCTCTAAAGCCTCTAAACGACGCCGTTTTTGGTTAGATGAGTCGAGGGATCCCGGATAAATCCGTTTTCCCTTCCCGAAATAGCCTGCAACGTATGGCATGGGTCACCGCGCCGGGGGGGCCTTGCGTTTTTATAGCTATAAAAGCTATGGCAAATGGCAAGGCTGGGCCTGTAATATTAATGGCCCAGCCGTCTGCCGACGACGGAATCGCTCCCGTGACCACAACAACTTTTCGTGTGCGCAGCAAACACCTTTTCGTCACCTGGCCACGCAGCGATGGTATCGAACGATCCGCGATCGCCGACCTTCTATCGGAGCTCGGGGCAACTGGATGGGTCATTTCAACTGAGCGCCATTCCGATGGAGGTGTGCATCATCACGCGCTTGTCCGATGGGATCGAGTCTATGACTGTACGAACGCAAGAACTTTTGACGTCGCCGGACATCATGCTAATATCGGGCGAGTCAGAAACCTGCGAGCTGCATATCGTTATGCCTGCAAGGACGGCGACTTTGACGATACACTGCGACTCGATGCAGGACTCGGTCCATATGCAGAGGCTTGTGCAGCGACTAACGCGGCTGAATTCCTCGGGCTCATAGAGCAGAAACGCCCACGTGACTTCGTCCTGTACCACGACCGTCTCGTCTGCTTCGCCAACAAACGTTTTAAACCAGCACCGGAAGAACATCGTCCCGTTCACACGGAATTCGTCCTCCCGGATGACTTAGCTAGTTGGGTGGAAAACGAGTTCCCTAAGGTATGTCACCTGACGTAGTGGTGGCGCAAGCGCCACACCTGTGGCTGACGCCACAGTGCACGCGGCATACGCCGCATGTTTTATCTCTATATCTATCCCGCTGTTCGTGTGGCGTCATCCTTATCTTATCAATCTGATCTTATCTCCCATATCGGGCTAGGAAGACCGACCTCGGTCGCTTGTGCTTGTCGGACCTTCAAGACTCGGAAAAACGTGCTGGGCGAGATCTCTCGGAGCTCATATTTATCTTAACGGGCGGTGGTGCTACGACGACTTCCGCGATGGAGCAAGATACGTCATATTTGACGACATTCCTTGGGGACACATCCCTAATAGGAAAGGCTTCTTCGGAGGACAAGGATCTATCACCATATCTGGAAAGTACCGGGCTCCAAGGACTATTCAATGGGGAAGACCTTGCATCTTTCTTTGCAATGGAGACAATGATCCCTTAGGGGAAATGCCTCATGGGGGAGATGAGTATGATTGGTTTATGGCAAATGTCGTTTATATCAAAATAAACACACCCCTCTTCGCTTAAACATTCTTAAAATAGGTAGTCGCATCAATATGCGCAATCACAATGTTCGTAGCAAGAATATTGTTGGCACTCGTAGTTCCATAAACTTGCCAGCAAATATAGTAATTGAAGTTCTTAATAGAACGAAGTTGATCGCCTGGTGTGGTGTCTTGATCCTTATCGAATGACCAGAAAGAATTGATAGGAACCCAGAGGCCAAATTCCTTAAAGAAGGTAACTTTGTCTCCGGTATTGGGAGGAATATAAATATCCCGTTTGGCAAGAACCGTGACGTATTCGTTATCGAACTTAGAAACGCCAGAAGTGTCACCAACAAAGACTTGAGGTTCCGTGCCGCTAATAATATCCCATTGTCGGATGTTATTTTCATTTCCGGCGGCTTGTGTCGGATTGGTGTTGAACGTTGTGGTATTTCCGTATGTAGTAACCGTGCTGGGAAGATCTGCAAATTGTCGCGTCTTGATTGCCCAAAAGGATATACGAAGTGTCTGTGTCGTGACGGATGTGGAAACACGACCACGCAATTTAAACCCTTTGACCCAAATCTTGTTTCCGGGTGGAATGTTGTGGTCGTTGTCACCGACAACCAAGTTCGAAAGCGGATTAATGATGTACAGAACTTTAGAAGTTCCATCGCCGGCGGCGTAATTGGCTTCGCCAAAGTTGTCCGTATTTGATTGGGCTTCGACGAGTGAGAGCAGAGCGCTCTTTACTTTTGCCCGAAATGGCATACGACGTCGGCGTCCACGCCATCGCCGTCTCCTGTTTCGGAAGCGACGTCTGAACACCATTTTCCCCTTTGAGAAGGCTCTTCGCGAGAACTGAGAAAAAGCTCTTCGATTGGCTCGGCCTAGTGCCCGAACGTTTGCGGTTGGTCCCGAAAATAGATTTCCTGCCGCCTCGAGTGCCCCGGCGGCTTCTAAATTTCCCGAAGCGGCTAAAACTTCTGCGGCTGCGTCTAAACGCCGTCTTTTAGCAGCTGATTCGTCGGCGAACGGTATGAATTGACCGCGTCGCCAAGCCCAGGATTGTACCATCACGTGTGTGTGTGCGGAAACCCCTGCCTTTTTATACCTATAAAAGGTATGGCAAATGGCAAGGCTGGGCCTGTAATATTAATGGCCCAGCCGTCTGCCGACGACGGTATCACTCTCGTTTCCGAACCGACCTTTCGCGTGCGCAGCAAACACCTCTTCATCACCTGGCCACGAAGCGATGGTATCGAACGATCCGCGATCGCCAGTCTTCTACAGGAGCTCGGAGCATCTGGATGGGTCATCGCAACTGAGCAGCATACCGACGGAGGTGTGCATCATCACGCACTTGTCGGATGGCCTAGAGTCTATGACTGTACGAACGCACGCACGTTTGACGTCGGCGGACATCATGCTAATATCGGGCGAGTGCGAAACCTGCGAGCTGCTTATCGCTATGCCCGCAAGGACGGCGACTTTGACGATACACTGCTACTCGGCGAGGAACGCGGGCCTTTTGCAGAGGCTTGTGGAGCGCGTGATGCAGCTGAATTCTTCGACATAATCGAGAAGAAGCGTCCACGTGACTTCGTCCTGTACCACGACCGACTGACGGCATTCGCGAACAAGAGATTTAAACCAGAACCGGAAGAACATCGTCCCGTTCACACGGAATTCATTCTTCCAGATGACCTAGCTAACTGGGTGGAGACCGAGTTTCCTAAGGTAATCACATGACGTAGTGGTGGCGCAAGCGCCACACGTGTGGCTGACGCCACACTGCACGCGGCATACGCCGCATGTTTTATCTCTATATCTGTCCCACTGTTCGCATGACTGTGCGCCTTATCTTATCTAATCGATCTTATCTCCCATATCGGGGTAGGAAGACCGACCTCGGTCGCTTGTGCTTGTCGGACCTAGTCGACTCGGAAAAACGTGCTGGGCGAGATCTCTCGGAGCTCATGTTTACCTTAACGGGCGATGGTGCTACGATGACTTCCGCGAAGGAGCAAGATACGTCATATTTGACGACATTCCTTGGGGACACGTCCCTAATAGGAAAGGCTTCTTCGGAGGACAAGGATCTATCACCATATCTGGAAAGTACCGGGCTCCAAGGACTATTCAATGGGGAAGACCTTGCATATTTCTTTGCAATGGAGACAATGATCCCTTAAATGAAATGCCACATGGAGGAGACGAGTATGATTGGTTTATGGCTAACGTCGTTTATATCAAAATAAACACACCCCTATTCGCTTAAACATTCTTAAAATAAGTAGTCGCATCGATATGCGCAATCACAATGTTCGTTGCAAGAATATTGTTGGCAGTCGTAGTTCCGTAAACTTGCCAGCAGATATAATAGTTGTAATTCTTAATAGAACGGAGCTGATCGCCGGGAGTAGTGTCTTGATCCTTATCGAAAGACCAGAACGAATTGATAGGAACCCAAAGGCCGAATTCTTTCCAATAGGTTGTTTTGTCGCCGGTATTAGGAGGAATATAGATGTCCCGTTTCGCAAGAACCGTGACGTATTCGTTATCGAATTTAGAAACGCCAGAATTGTCACCAACAAAGACTTGAGGTTCCGTGCCGCTAATAATATCCCATTGTCGGATGTTATTTTCATTTCCGGCGGCTTGTGTCGGATTGGTGTTGAACGTGGTGGTATTGCCATATGTGGTAACCGTGACAGGAAGATCTGCAAATTGTCGCGTTTTGATTGCCCAAAAGGATATACGAAGTGTCTGTGTCGTGACGGATGTAGAAACACGTCCACGCAATTTAAACCCTTTCACCCAAATCTTGTTTCCGGGTGGTATGTTGTGGTCGTTGTCGCCGACTGCCAAGTTCGAAAGCGGATTAATGATGTACAGAACTTTAGAAGTTCCATCGCCGGCGGCGTAATTGGCTTCGCCAAAGTTGTCCGTATTTGATTGGGCTTCGACGAGTGAGAGCAGAGCGCTCTTTACTTTTGCCCGAAATGGCATACGACGTCGGCGTCCACGCCATCGCCGTCTCCTGTTTCGGAACCTGCGTCT